TTTTAACTCTCTATTGACAACAAAATAAATTCAGTGTATATTGTCATCAAGAGGTGAGCTTCATGTATATCAACAAAGCCATTCGAGATTTGATGAAAACCAAAAATGTTTCTCTGACCACCATGGCAAAGGCTCTCGGGAAGGAGCGGGGCAATGAAATCAGCTCCCGGCTGAGAAGCAACAACCTGTCCTTCAACAGTGCTGTGGAAATGCTCTCTGCCCTCGGCTATGAAGTGGTCATTCAGGAGCGGAAGCCCGGTGTCCGCAGAGCTGACCAGATCGTGATTGACCAGAAGGAAGACCCGAAGTATGACCTGGACGCTCTGTTGGGGTCAGGCGGTGATGGCGAGTGAGGTATGGCTATGGCCGTGTGTCAGCCAAAGACCAAAGCCTCGCTCGGCAGCTTGCCGCTTTGAAAGCCTATGCCCCTGACCTGGACGATGACCACATCTTCACCGACAAACAGAGCGGGAAGAACTTCAACCGGAAGCGGTACATAAAGCTGAAATCCATCTTGCTTCCCGGGGACGAGGTTCTGGTGGAGGAATTGGACAGGCTGGGCCGCAACAAGGAAGAGATCAAAGCGGAACTGGAATGGTTCAAGGCTCATGGGGTTATCGTCCGGGTGTTTGACATCCCCACCACCTTGATTGACTTCCAGGGGCAGGACTGGGTTGCCGATATGGTCAACAACATCTTGATTGAGGTTCTGGGTGCTGTGGCCGAACAGGAGCGGAAGAAGATACGGAAGCGTCAGGCTGAGGGCATCCGGGCTATGCCGGTTGTGGATGGACGGCGGGTTTCCGCCAAGACCGGTAGAGGCTTTGGCCGTCCGGCCCGGGAGCTGGACATGGACGAGTTCAAAGGGCTTTTGCAGAAACAGAGGGAGGGCCTGATTACTGTCAGGGACGCTTGCCGTCAGCTCGGTATCAGCCGCCCTACATGGTATGAGAAAGTGAGAAAGGTGGTATGACCTCATGGGACAGTATGACAATTACAGCAATGAGAAGAATATCGCCAAGGCGCAAAAGAGGCTGGATAAGCTGACGGCCAAGCGTGACCCTGACCCGTATGAAGTGGAGCTGGCCCGGAGGGAGCTGGAAACGGCAAAGCTGTTTGAGCGGTGTCAAATCTTCGGGACAGAGGGGTGGAAGAAGAGCATCTACAATCCCAATGCCAGCATCATGTTCAGTGATGATAACGAGGTCATGATGTTCTTCGACAAGCTGATCTCCTACCGGGATATAAGCTCCTACGCCATTGTTGAAAATATCGTCAAAGAGGCGCATACTAAAACCAAGAAGACCGGAGCGATCACCCGGGCCATTGTGGGCGGTGCGATTGCCGGAGGGGTAGGGGTTGTGGCCGGGGCGATCACGGCGGGGTCAAAGTCCAGTACCATCGTGCATGAGATACCGGACGGCTTCTATCTGCAAATCTTTCTGAAAGACGGGTCTGGGTATCAATGCCCGGTTCCGAGTGACGGGGCGATTTCCAATAAAGTCCCGAAGCTGTGGCTCCACCTGGCGAGTAAATTGCAGACCATCGTGGAACAGAACAAAGAGTGAGGCTCCCGCTGGGGCGGGAGTGACAGCCATTACGGGCTATCGGAGCAATCCGGTAGCCCTTTTCTTTTTTGGGAGGTCATTATGAAAATTGATGTGCTGGGGACGAAATACAATCTGCGCCGGGTCAACTTTGACCAGGACGAGTTCATGCGGAAGATGAACTACGGCGGCTACTGCGACAACAACACCAAGGAGATCGTCATTCTCAATCTCAAAAGCACCCCGGATTGGGCCTCGGCTCAGGAAGAGGTCATTCAGCGCATGGAGAAGTGTACCATTCGGCATGAGCTGGTTCACGCTTTTCTCAACGAGTCCGGCTTACAGTGGAACAGCTTTGCCCCGGAAAAGGCTTGGGCCAAAAATGAGGAAATGGTGGACTGGTTTGCCATTCAGGCCCCGAAAATGTTTGAGGCTTTCCGGCTGGCCGGGGCCATTTGAGGTGATTTCATGGATTATCAGAAACTCGCAGAGAGTATCAAGCGGCATATTGAAAACCGGCCCAGGGACGCTTCGGCGTACACTGACCTCTTTTCCCTCTGCCGCCAGTGGGAGGAAGAGAATTTTCAGGAGGCCCACGCTCTGAACAAGGAGCTGCGGGTCATGGCAGCAAAGCAACTGCGCCTCGCCTCCCCTTCGGAAGCGGAAAGGTTCTATGAGGCATGGAGGAAGAGCCTCCTGTTTGATGCGCCGCACAATTTCGATGCGTTCATGACCTATATTGAGCTTGACCGGAAGCCGGAAAAGCGGTTCTATGCCCCCAGACGGCATTACCTGAAACCGATGGTACAGGGTTTTCAGGACATACTTGACAAAAAGCTGCGTCTTTTGACAATATCCATGCCGAAACGAGCGGGAAAGTCCCAGACCGGCATCAATTTTGTCAATATGCTCTCCGGGAAATTTCCCGACCGATCTACGCTGATGGAAGGCACCGGTGATGACCTTGTGAAGAGCTTTTACAACGGGTGCCTGGAATATCTGACGGTGCCGAACGAGTATCTGTTCTACGATGTGTTCCCGGAAGCCCGTCTGGTACAGACCGGAGCGGACACGAAGATCATCAACCTCAAATCCAAGTCCCGCTTCCCCACCATCATGTGCCGCTCCATTGATGCTCGTCAGGTTGGTTTGTCTGAGGCCACCAATGTCCTGTACCTTGATGACTGTGTGGAAGGCCGTGAAGAGGCGAAGAACCGGCAGCGGCTTGATGACAAGTGGGAGGTAATCTCCGGCGACATTATGGGCCGTGCCATTGAGGGTACCCCCATGGTCTTCACTGGCACCCGGTATTCCATTTATGACCCCATTGGTCGTATTCAGGAGTACGCAGAGCAACAGGGTTGGGCATGGAGGGCCATTGAGATACCGGCCCTTGACCCCATCACGGACGAAAGCAATTATGAGTATGAACGAGAGGGACAGAAGATTTTCACCACGGCCTACTTCCGGGAGCAGAGGGAGCTTCTGTCTGCCGAGCAGTTTGAGAGTGAGTTCCAGCAACAGCCCTTTGAGGCCAAGGGTCTTCTCTTCAACAAGGACGAGCTGAACTATTTCTTTGAGCTGCCGCCCGACCGGGAGCCGGACACCATCATTGCCGTAGGAGATACCGCCGAAAGCGGTTCTGACTCCACCTCCATGCCGGTAGCCGTCATCTATGGCACCGAAGTCTACATTGTGGATGTGGTCTTTGACGATGCTCCCGCCGAGGTGACAAAGCCGGAGTGCGCCAAGTGTCTGATCTCCAACAAGGTCGCCTCCGCCACCTTCGAGGCCAATAACGCCGGTCAGTATTATGCCCGGGATGTGGCTGATATTATCCGGCAGCAAGGGTACTCCATCGGTATTCGGACAAAGCGTACCATTTCCAACAAGCAGACCAGGATTGAGTTTGCCTCCGACAATATCAAGAAGAACTTTTACTTCAAGCACCCCACCACCTACAAGCGGGGCAGTCAGTATTGGAACTTCATGAAGGAGTTGACCACCTACACCCGGAGCGGTAAGGTGCCGCACGATGACGCACCTGACTCCCTGGCTCTGCTGGAAAATGAAATCCGTATGTTGAGTGGCGGGAAAATCGAAATCTTCAAACGGCCTTGCTGATACCTTGCGTTTTTTGCTCTCCAATGGTATTATAAAAAGTTAGGCCATTGACAAGCATTAGAGATTATGCTATGATGTGAGGTGATAGAAAGGCATTTTGCGGGGAGGTGATTGAATGGGAGCCAGGACATTGTTTGGTCGTAGGGTAATCTATGCCGATGTGACCGAGATCAACGACAACAACATCATTGATGTTCTCCAAAAGGCTCTGTTCACTCACCTCATGAACCAAGCGGATATTAACTACCTCTACCGGTATTACAAGGGCGATCAGCCCATTCTTTACCGGAAGAAGGATGTTCGGCCTGAAATCAACAACAAAGTCGTTGAGAACCGGGCCAATGAGATCGTGTCCTTCAAGGTTGGCTACCTGATGGGTGAGCCTGTTCAGTATGTCAGCCGGAAAGATGACAAGGGTATCGCTGAGGCGGTGACCCGGCTGAATGACTACACTCTGTCCGAAGATAAACCCTCCGAGGACGCTGAATTGGCCGAGTGGTGGCACATCTGCGGCACATCGTACAGAATGGTGCTGCCGGACGGCGAAGCTGATCTGGAAGAGGACGAGGCCCCCTTTGAGATTTACACCCTTGACCCTCGCTTTGCTTTTGTGGTCTATTCCACGGCCCTCGGCAACCCTCCCATTATGGGCGTGAAGTATGTCCTCAAAGACGATGGGGTTCTGGTCTTTAGCTGCTATACGGATGACCACTTCTATGAGGTGGAAAATACCTGGGCAATCAGACGAAGTGAAGAGCAGTATTTGGGCATCCCCATCATTGAGTACCCGGCCAACAAGTCCCGGCTGGGTGCCTTTGAGATCGTCCTTCCTCTGCTGGACGCAATCAATACCACGGAGTCTAACCGCATTGACGGCGTGGAGCAGTTCATTCAGTCCCTCATGCTCTTCCACAATGTCGATATTTCTTCCGAAGACTACCGGGAGCTGCGGGACGAGGGCGCAATCAAGTTCAAGGACATTGACCCGCAGTTTAAGGCGGAGATTGAGTATCTGACCGCAGAGCTGAACCAGACCCAGACGCAGACCCTTGTGGACAGTATGTATAACATCGTCCTGACCATCTGTGGTATGCCGAACCGTAACGGCGGCTCTTCTACCAGCGACACCGGCACCGCCGTCATCATGCGTGATGGCTGGTCTGCTGCCGAGGCAAGAGCAAAGGACTCGGAGCGGATGTTCAGGAAGTCCGAGAAGCGGTTTTTGAAGCTCCTGCTTCGTATCTGCCGGGATTTGGGCGATCTGGACTTGAAGCTGTCTGCCATTGACATTCGCTTCACCCGCCGCAATTATGAGAACATCTCGGAAAAGGCCAATGTTCTGACCACGATGCTGAATAACCCGAAGATTGCACCGGTGCTGGCCTTTATCCATTGCGGGATGTTCTCTGACCCCCAGGTGGCTTACAAAATGAGCATGGAGTATGTGGCCGAGCAGGAGGCCAAGGCCGAGAAGCTGGCCGCACAGCAACAGACCAAGGAGGGTGACGAGGGAAATGAACCCGGTCGTAAACCTGACCCCCAAGGCGGTTCAGGAGATCAATGAAATTCTTTCCCGGGGCAAGGGAGTGGAGATCGCCGTGAGAAGCGGCAAAGTGGTGGTATGGGAAACCGCCAGCAAAAAGAAATATGAGGCCGTCATAGAGAGATGACGGTGACAGCCATTACGGGCTATCGGTGAGAGCGGAAACGCTTTTACCGGTAGCCCCTTTTCTTTTGGTTTTAAGGCCGTGAGGCTTTGAATGGTCAGGGAAGACCTTAATCGCAAGGGGAGAAAACCCCACCCAAAAACAGAAATCAGTGCTGAGTGAACAGCCTTGTTAAACGCAGGAGGTATTTGTTATGGCAAAGATTGACACCAGCAAGATCGAGGGGTACGCCGAGATGACCCCTGAGCAGAAGTTGGCCGCTCTGGAAGGGTTCGAGTATGAGGACAATTCCGCCGAGCTGGAAAAGCAGAAGAACGCTCTTTCCAAGGCCAACTCCGAGGCCGCCGAGTGGAAGCGCAAGCACAACGCTCTTCTTTCCGAAGAGGAAAAGAAGAAGCAGGAGGACGCTGACAAGCTGGCCCAGATGGAACAGGAGCTTGCCGATCTCCGCAAGGGCAAGACCGTTGCTGACTACAAGGCCAAGTTCGTGTCCCAGGGCTATGACGAGGCTCTGGCCGAGGACACCGCCAAGGCTCTCGCTGACGGCGACAGTGCCAAGGTCTTTGCCAACCAGAGCAAATTCCTCGAAGAGTATGCGAAGAAGGTCAAAGCTGACGCAATCAAGAAGACCCCCAAGCCCGGGGCCGGTTCTGGCTCTGGCACTGAGGGTGCCGTGGATTACGGCAAGAAGATCGAAGAGGCCCAGAAGAACGGTGATTTCACCGCCGTGGCCTACTACACCCGCCTGAAAGCTCAGGCTGAGGCCGAGGCTCAGGCGAATAACCAGTAAAGGAGAGATTGATTTATGTCCGATACTCTGGCTACCAGTTTCGGGGTACTGAACTACTCCGGTATGCTCTTCAACAAAGGCAATACCCGCTGCCCCCTGTCCTCCATCATCGGCGGCAGAGCCAAGACCACCAACCATGTTGAGTTCGTGACCGGCCAGGAGTACACCACTGGCGGCGGCGCACAGCCCTCTATCAGCGAAACCGCCTCCCTGACCGCTCCCGAGGCCAGCGTCATCACCCGCACCCAGAAGACCAATGTGACGCAGATTTTCATGGAGGCTGTCGGCATCTCCTATGCCAAGCAGTCCAACATGGGAACCCTGTCCGGCCTGAATGTCGCCAACCAGCAGGCCAACCCCATCAATGAGCTGGACTTCCAGGTGGCGGCGAAGATGCAGAAGGTCAACCGGGACATTGAGTTCACCTTCATTCAGGGTACCTACAACAAGGCCACCAAGGACAGTGAGGTAAACAAGACCCGGGGACTGGTGGAGGCGGTCACCACCAACACCAAGGCCATGAGCAGCAAGCCCCTCGGCCTGTGGGACATTGCTGACATGGTGAAGAAGATTTACGGGGCCAACGCTCCCACCGATGGCCTGTGCCTGTGGTGTGACGCTACCACGCTGTTCCAGGTCAACGCTGACGCTGTTCAGAACGGCCTGACCGTGGTTCCCGCTGCCCGGGAGATTAACGGCATTGCCCTGTCCAGTGTGGTCACTCCTATCGGCGTGGTCTACCTGTATCTGGGCGAGTGTCTTCCCGCTGGCACCGCTCTGCTGCTGAACCTGAATGTGATCGCTCCCGTGTACCAGCCTGTTCCCGGCAAGGGCAACTTCTTCCTGGAGCCTCTGGCGAAGACCGGTGCCGGTGAGAAGTATCAGCTCTTCGGCCAGATCGGCCTTGACCACGGCCCTGAGTGGTACCACGGCAAGTTCACCGGCATTGCCCAGAGCTTCACCGCTCCCAAGTACAGCCGGAGCGTGTTCATTGCCAACGATACCAGCAATCCCGTGAACACCAAGGCGGTCGGGGCTGGCTAATTTGATGAAAGGTAGGTGAAAAGCCATGACCGATGCTGAGAAGCTGTCCATGTTGAAAACCATGACCGGCGAGAAGGACGAGGATGTGCTTTCCACCTACCTTTCTATCGCTGGCAACAAAGTCCTGAAACGGGCTTATCCCTTCGATACCACCGTGATCAAGGTGCCTGACCAGTACGCCTACAATCAGGTGGAAATTGCGGCCTATCTTCTGAACAAGCGAGGGGCTGAGGGCGAAACGGCGCACAGCGAGAACGGCATTTCCCGCTCCTATGAGGACGGGGATGTGCCTCCCACCCTGTTGCGTGAGATCATCCCCTTTGCCGGTATCGTGCGGAAGGAAGTGGCCCCGTGAGAACGATGGAGCGCAACAAGTCCTCTTACTGGTACCTCCTGTATGACCGTAAAGAGGCGGTCAAGGACGAAGAGGGCAATGAAACGGGAGATACCCGTGTGGTCTACAAAGAGGCCGTGAAGCGGCGGGACAATGTTTCTGCTGCCACCGGTACCGCTCAGGTTGAGCAGTTCGGAAATTTCATCTCCTATGACAAGGTGATCGTCACCGATGACCTCTCCTGTCCGATTGATGAAAATACCGTCCTGTTCATCGACAAGGAGCCTGAGTATGACGATGACGGGAACCCCCTGTATGACTACATCGTGAAGCGGGTCGCCAAGAGCCTCAATTCCATCTCCTACGCCGTGAGCAAGGTGACTGTATCGTGAAGACCATCAAAGTTCCCCTGTCCGTGGCCGGGATTGATAACGCCATTCGGGAGATCGACCGCTATAAGAGCTGGCTGAAAGCAAGGACAAGCGTTCTGCTGGACAGGCTGGCCCAGGAAGGTCTTTCCGTGGCCTCTGCCAATTTCGCAAAGGCGGCGTATGACGGCACCAATGATGTTTCTGTTTCCGTGGAGCAGCGGGAGCAAAGTGTCAGGGCCGTGGTAGCAGTAGGGGCATCCGTGCTGTTCATTGAGTTCGGCACCGGTGTTGTCTACCCGGACAATCACCCGGAGGCCGCAGACCTCGGGATGCGCCGGGGAGAATACGGGGCCGGTCATGGTAAGCAACCGTCCTGGGGCTACTACGGTGACCCCGGCACGAACGGAAAAGTTCACGCAAAGGACGATGGTACCACCGTGGTCATCACCCAGGGTAACCCCGCCAATATGTCGATGTACGAAACCGTGAAGCATTTGCAAATGATTTTGCCCGGACTGGCGAAGGAGGTGTTTCGGTGATTGATGTAGAGAGCCAGATTTATACACCGATTGCAGAGGCACTTCGGAAAGCCTTTCCTGAGATCAATGTGAGCGGTGAGTATGTCAAGGCACCGTCTTCTTTCCCCCATGTGAGTATCGTGGAGCAGGACAATTATCCCACGCTGGAACACATGAGCAACGGTGACCGGGAGAAGTTCGCCACTCTGATGTATGAGATGAATGTCTACTCCAACAAGTCCACCGGGAAAAAGACCCAGTGCCGGAGCATCATGAAGGTCATTGATGACCTCATGTATCAGTTCAATTTCACTCGCATTTCCATGTCCCCAATCCCGAATTTGGAGAACGCAAGTATATACCGCCTGGTGGCCCGGTATCGGGCTGAAACGGACGGTGCCAATCTGTATAGGAGGTAAAGTAATATGGCTATTTCCACTTACAAGGTCTTTCTGATGAAGAAGGCTGACTCTTCCGGCGATACTTGGGAGAAGCTGGTTGACATCAAGGAGTTCCCCGACCTGGGCGGCGAACCCGAGATGCTGGAAACCACCACCCTGTCTGACAATATGCAGACCTATATTGCCGGTATCCAGTCCCTTGACGGCCTGGCTTTCACCGCCAACTATGATGTGGATGATTTTCAGACCCTCAAAGGTCTGGAAGGTCAGGAGAAGGATTACGCCGTCTGGTTCGGCGGCTCTGGTAGTGCCGGTTCCATCACCCCGGACGGCTCCAACGGCAAGTTCTCCTTCAAGGGGCAGCTTTCCGTGTTCCCCGTGGGCGGCGGCGTGAACGAGGTCGTGGACATGAGCATCACCATTGCTCCTTCCACCCCCATCACCTTCGCTGCTTCCTGACACCCATTTCGGCCTGAATGATAAGGAGGATTTATCATGGCTAAGACACTGACAATCAAAGACCCCGTTTCCGGCGAGAACTACACGCTGGAATACACCCGCAAGAGCGTTGAGATCATGGAGAAACAGGGCTTCGTGGCCGAGGAAGTTGACCGCAAGCCTATGACCATGCTCCCAGCCCTGTTTGCCGGTGCGTTTATCGCTCGGCACCGCTTCGTGAAGAAGGAGGTCATTGACCGTATCTACGCCCGTCTGCCCCGTAAGGACGAGCTTATCCCGAAGCTGGTCGAGATGTATAACGAACCCATTCTCACTCTCATGGAGGAACCCGCCTCTGACGAGGGTGACGAGGGAAACATGGAGTGGACTGCCAACTGGTAAGCGGGTTGCAGTCCAATGAACGAGGGGGCGGTGGCGTAATGCGCCCCGCTCCCCGTTTCGCTTACACCCAGAAATTCTACGATGTGTTCCCCTACTACCTGGCTATTGGCATGACCCCGGAACAGTATTGGGAGGGGGATTGTGAGCTGGTCAGGTACTACCGAAAGGCCGCTCAAATCCGGCAAGATTTGAAAAATCAGGACGCTTGGTTACAGGGGATGTATGTGTATCAGGCGATTGGCAATCTGGCCCCTATCCTCAGAGCCTTTGCGAAGAAGGGAGTCAAGGCCATTCCCTATCCCGATCAGCCCTTTGCCTTTGACACCAAGCAGAAGGACGAACGGCAGGAGGCGAAGCGGGAAAAGCAGGATGAAAAGGCGAAAGCCTACTTCCAGGCATTGGCCCTGTCGCTCAACAAGAAATTTCAGGAGAAAGGTGGTGGCGTGAATGGCTGATAATGTGGAAATTCAGGGTTTGGAATTTCAAATTCAGGAGAACAGTGCTGGTGCGGTAACCGGTCTGAACAATCTGAAAAAGGCCCTGAGCGGGTTGAAGACGGTTTCCGTTGGTAGCGCAAACAATTTGAGCAAGACTGCCACGGGTATTCGTGAATTGACCAATGCCCTGAAAGGCTTGAACACCGGTGACGCTTCCCAGAAAATCAATCGCCTTGCTACCGCTTTAGCGGCTCTGGGGAACCTCAGCAGTTTTCGTTCTACCACCAACTCCATCGTCAAATTAAATTCCGCATTAACTCAGTTAAAGTGGACGGACGGGGATAAATTGGCAAGTCTGGCTAATGGTTTGCGCCCCTTGTCCGAATTGGACAAAGCACATCTGACCAGCTTCATCAATCAGCTCGGGAAGCTGCCCGGGGTGATTAACGAGCTGGAAAAGGCGGACATTGATAAGTTCACCCGGCAGATGAAAGATTTGTCCGCTGCCATGAAGCCTTTTGCCGATGAAATGCAGAAGGTTTCCAATGGCTTCTCGGCTTTCCCCTCTAAAATTCAGAGGATTATTGCCAGCACAAACCGCTACAACGGCACTGTGAACAAGGCCGCTTCCGGCACCCGGGCATGGTCTGAGGCTCTGGCCGGTATCAAGCTCTCCACGGTGATCTACGCCTCTAACCGCATTGGTGCGATCATTGCCGAGTATATGTATGAAGCCTCCGAGTGGGAGGGCATCATGTACCGCTTTGGCCGAGCGTTTGGAGAAGAGGCGGAAGAGAACTACAAGTGGATATTGAAGCTCAACTCCGAGTTGCAGATCAATGTCCAGAAGTTCATGCAGTATGCGTCCATCTACGGCACTATGCTGAAAGGCTTCGGTGTCGCTCAGAAGGATGCTGCCGCCATGGCAATGAATTACACGGAACTGACCTATGACATTTGGGCCGGTTACAACGACATTTACAAGACCTTTGAGGACGCTGCCATTGCCGTCCGCTCTGCAATCGCCGGTGAGGTAGAGCCTATCCGCAGAGCCGGTTTCACCATCGTGGACTCTCAGTTGAAGATCACGGCAGCAAACTATGGCATTGCGTACAGTACCCAGAGTGCCAGCGAGGAATTGAAGTCCTATTTGCGCTACCTGACCCTGATTGACCAGGCAAGGGCGCAGGACTTGATTGGCACCTATGCCCGGGAGATGACCACCGCAGAAGGTCTTATGAGAACCTTGCGGCAGCAACTCGCTTCTCTTTCTCAGGCATTTGGCTCCTTCCTGCTTCCCGCTCTGGTGAAGGTTCTGCCCTATGTGCAAGCCTTTGTGGAGCTGATTGGAGAGGCCATTGCAGCCCTCGCCCAGCTCTTCGGCATTGACCTGAAACCGGTAGATTTCAGTAGCGGCGTGAACGCCGGTGCCGCTGGTGCCGGGGCCATGGCTGACAACCTGGAAGACGCTTCTGGTGCCGCAAAGAAGTTGAAGCAGTACACCGCTGGTTTTGACGAGCTGAATGTCTTTGACCCCAATCAGGGTTCCGGTGGAGCCGGTATCGGTGCCGGTGGCGGCGGTAGCCTTGAAGGGATGTTCGACATTGACAAGCTGTGGGACGAGAGCATTTTCAACAGCATCAACAGCCAGGTTGACGAGCTGAAAGAGAAGTTGAAGGATGTGCTGGCTACTGTCACCAGTATTGCCGCTGGCATCCTGGCCTGGAAGGTCGCCAAGGACTTCTTGACCGCTCTAAAACTGCTGAAAGAGCTTGGCTCCAAGGGCTTCGCTTTCAAGCTCGACTTCCAGGTACTCGGCCTCGCAATGTTCCTGGCGGACTTGAAGGAGTTTGAGCGGTACCTGAGAGATTTCCTCGACAACGGCCCCACCTTCCAGAATGTCGCCGGTATGATTAGTTCCTTTGCCGGTATGGTCGGTGACGCACTGATTATGCTCGGCAACCTGAAAGTCGGCGGTGCGCTGAAAGTCATCCAGGGCATCGGAGAGATCGTCATTGGTATCAGCGACATTGCCGCCAACGGCCTCAATGTGGACAATGCTCTCACGGTTGTCCGAGGTTTAACCAATGTCGCAATCGGTATCGGCGTGTTCACCGGCAATATCAAGCTGGCGGCATGGAGCGTGGCAATTCAGGGGTTCACCACCATCATCCGGGAGATCGCCACGAATTGGGATGCAATCAAGCAAGGCGATTGGAGCGGCGTGGACAAAGTGGCCCTTATCATCGGCGGTCTGGAAATTCTGGGCGGTCTGGTGGTCGCTCTGGATGTGTTCTCCAAGCTGAAAGGCATCACCAACCTGGGCAAAGCCACAACTGCCATGAACACCCTCACCACGGCCACCGACACGATTGATACCACCGTCAGCACCGGCCTCTCTCCCAAGCTGACCTCCCTGGCAAAGAACCTCGGTTTGGTGGTCGGCATCGTGGCCGAAGTATCTGCCGCCGCAATCATCGTGGTAGGTGCAATCGCCATCATGGGCCATGAGCTGGATGAAGTCGGAAAGGCATGGCAACCGGTCATTGAGAACGGAGCCACCGTAGCCACGGCAATCGGCCTGGGTGCTGGTATTCTGGGCGCAGTCGGCCTTGCCGCTTATGCCCTGGGTACCGGAGGCAAGACCATAGCCGTGAACATCGGCCTCGGCACCGCAATCCTGTTGGAGCTGGGAGTGGCAACCGGGTTGTTCCTGGTTGAAATCTGGGCCGTAGGTAAGGGGCTGAACGAGATCGGTCAGGCATGGCAACCGGTTCTGGATAACGGTGAGCAGATTGCTACCGCAATCGGAGTCGGAACCGGCCTCCTGGTGGCGGTGGGTGCTGCAACCGCCGCTCTCGGTGCTGTCACTATCGGTACTGCGGGTCTGCTTCCTGCGGCGATTGCCGTGGGTACCGCCATTCTGGCGGAAATGGCCCTGGCCTGTATCGCCCTGGTGGAAAGCCTGAAAAATGTGGCGAACGAGCTGAACTTCAATTTGGCCCCCGCTCTTCGTGATCTGAACGGCACTCTCCCGCAACTGACCGAGGATATGTCCGATTTCGTGGACTTCATGACCATCTTCGCCGGGGAGATCAGTTCCTACACTGACTCCATGGGCGGCATCACCTGGGACAGCATCGTGAGCGGCTTCCAAAGGCTGTTTGCGGGTAATCCCATCGGGGACTTCTCGGATGATGTTCACACCATCTACACGGACACCCAGAGTTTGAACACGGAGCTGCGTCTTGCCAACCCTGAACTGCAAACGGCGGTGACCCTCCTGACGCAGTACGCCGCTCTGATGAAGCAGCTCGGTATTCTCACCCAGGAGAACGGGACGAGCAATCTGTCTACCGGTATCTTCACCAACCTCAAAGTCTGTGGTGAGCAGCTTGTCACCGGCTTCTCTACCGGCATGACGAACAAAATGCCGCTCATTCAGGCCAATGTTCAGCAGATGAAGACCACCCTGGACACCAACTTCAATACCCTGGTGAACGGGGTCGTGCAGAAGTGGGAAACCGGCCTGACTACCATGCAGACGGACTTCACCACCTTCACCGCAAACACCCTCGCAAACTTCCTTTCGTTCCAGGCCCAGATGAACACCGGAATGACGGACTTCACCACCGTCTTCCCGATTGGCTGGTCGAATATGTGGAGAGGCATGACCAATATCGCAATCGTCCAGTGGAATAGTGTCCTGACCGTCATGGAGAAGGGCATGAACAACGCCGTCCGGGCAGTCAACAATGTCATTCGGGAGATCAACCGCACTTCCTGGATTACCGGTATCAGCATGGGCTATATCAGCCAGGTCAAGGTAGACCGTATTCAGTATATGGCTGACGGCGGTTTCGTGGACGAAGGGCAGCTCTTCATTGCGAGAGAGTCCGGTGCTGAGATGGTCGGTGCCATGGGACGGCGTACCGCTGTCGCCAACAATGACCAGATCGTGGAGGGCATCTCCGCTGGCGTGTCTGTCGCCAATGACGGCGTGATCGCCGCTATCTATGCACTCATGAACATCATCGAGGACAAGGACTTGTCCGTGTCCATCGGTGACGATGTGATTGGCCGGTCGTATGACCGGTACAGCCGGAGCAGAGGTGTCCGAGTGAACAGCGGAGCCTTTGCCAACGCCTACTAAGGGGGTAAGGATATGGCAGCATTTATCAAGATCAATGGTCGTGAATATCCTTGCCCCCGAAGGGGGCTTAACCTCATGACCGCTACCATCGTGGACTCCGCCCGGAACGCAAACGCCGTGGTGGTGGGCCAGGTGGTGGGCCGTGAGCAACAGAAACTTGATAGGTTGGAATGGGCATACCTGACGGCGGAACAGTGGTCGAGCATCTTGAAGGAGTTCAAAAACTTCTATGTGACGGTCACTTACCCGGACATGGTGAACAACACCTGGACTACCCGGAAAATGTACCCGGGTGACCGAACCGCAGAGCCTTTCCACCTTGACCCCGTTACTCAACTCCCAATCGACTACATCAACTGCAAGGTCAATCTGATTGATTGTGGAGAACCGTTCTAAGGAGGTGGCCCATGAAAGCTGTAAGTAATGCTTACAAGTCCAGCATGAAGTCCATCCTCCGCAATCGCTCCTTCGTAGAGGTATCTTTCGGCAATGTGGACGCTGCGGCGGCTACTGACGGTAGCTGGGGAAGCAACGGGGCGCAGAGCTATTCGGAGTTCGACACCGTTGACTATAACTTCGACTACCAGGAGTCCTATGCCGCCCTGGAACTGAACCGGTGGGCCTTGGACGGAAACACGGTCATCGTTCCGGCATCCGGTACCAAGTATGACGGGTTCATTTCGAGCCACATGAGTAATGCGAACGGGGAGTTCACCGTGAGTGCGGTCATGACGAAGACCTTCTCCAACCCCCATGAGTTCCCCGGGCTGACCCTCACCTTTGACACCCGGTATCAGGAATGGCCGGAAACCGTGACTGTGGAATTTTGGCTTGACGGCTCCGTGAAGGAAACCGTCACGCAACCGGTGACCGGAACCAAAGTGGTCATCGGGGCAAAGGCGGAGTCCTCGGATAAAATCACGATCACCTTCGGGAAGTGTTTGCCCTACCGCCGTCCCCGGCTGGAACAGGTTCTTTACGGTGTGGAGATGATCTTCGGGAACAAGGACATTGTTTCCATCAAGCAGAGCCACGATGTAGACCCCCTGAGTCGTAGGCTCCCGAAAGAGGTCATGGAGTTCACCATCATCGACCTTGAACACAATTATGACCCGGATAACCCGGTTGGCATCTACTCCTATGTGGACAAAAACGCCCCTATTTCCCTCCGATATGGCTATGAGCTGCCGGACGGGGAGGTGGAGTGGATTAAGCCGGATAAGTACCTCCTGACCGGCAAGCCCCAGACCAAGAATAACCAGGCCACCTTCTCCTGTACCGGCCTGATCGGCAGTCTGAGCGGTTCCTTCTACAAGAGCAAGCTGGGGAACAAGAACCTTTACGACATGGCCGAAGAGGTTCTGATGGACGCAAACCTGACCCTGACAGAACATGGTACCCACCCCTGGGTCATCGACCCCACTTTGAAGCAGATGTTTACCACGGCGGCTCTGCCCATTGACACCCACATGAATTGTCTGCAACTGATCGCCCATGCTGCCCGGTGCCGCCTCTTCACGGACGATGACAACATCATCCACATCAAGCCCTTCGGAGTGACGGTGACCGGTATTTACAGCGGTGAGTGGTCGGACAACGGCCATCTCTGGTACAGCGAGTGGGACACGGTGGACAGGGGCAATCAGGTCGGCAACACCTATTGCACTTTGGAGCTGAACCGGTGGACGCTGGACGGACAAGCTCAGGTCATAGTACCTGACGAAGACCCTTCCGGCAGAGGGTATATCAGCGAGGCCATGACCGGCGCAGAAGGTAGCTTCACCACCGCCCCGGTCTTCACCAAGGAGTTTGATGTATCTCACGATCTCCCGGTGGTGGCAATCCGTTTTGACACACCTCTGAATGAGTACCCGTCCTCTGTTCGGGTCAAGTATTACCGCAATTCCACGCTTCTCGACACCCAGACGGTGAGTGAGATTGACTCCGCTGAGGTCTTTGTCAGCAGCAACCTTGCTTTTGACTGTACGAAGATTGAGGTGACCATGTATGGCAATCTCCCATACCGCCGAATGAGAGTGAGCAAGGTGTACTACCGGGAAACCGACTTCACCCTGGACTTCTCTTCCATTGCAGAAAAGAGCCAGTCGATCAGCAAAATCGACCAGCTCAAAGCGGTAACTGTGGCCCGGTATGCGTACACCGCAGACAGCGAGGCCCAGAAATTGTATGAGGAAACGACCACCAAAACACAACTCCATGTTGAGTTTTCTGGTCTGGCACAAGATATTCAGATTTCGGTGAGCGGCGGAAGCGTAGTATCTCAGGCGATCTACGCCCGGGCAGCGGATTTGGTGTTATCCTCCGGCACCAAGACCGTGACCATCACCGGAAAAACCCTTTCCGAAAACTCGGTGGTCGTTTCCTACCCCGTAGCTTTGGAAGGGGAAGTGGACAAGGAGGAAAACCCCCTTATCACCAACGATACCATGTGCAATGCCCTGGCCGACCATGTGAAGAGCTATCTGACCATGCGGAACACCTACGATGCTGACTACCGGGGCAACCCGGAAATGGAAGTGGGTGACATTATCGGCTTGCAGACGGCCTACACCCCTGAGATGGACGCACTGATCTTGGTGGATGAAATCACATTCAACGGCTCTCTGAGCGGAAAGATGAAGGTGAAAGGATTGATATGAGCGTCATTGATACTTTGGTCTATGACCGCACACAGGCCGATGTGGAACGGGTTTTCACCTTGAAGAACAAAATTCTCACGGGAGGGCTGACCGCCCTCTCCGTTGAGGAAAAGGCCGAGTACATGGCTGGAATGAAGGGTGCCTACAACTACACCGACATGAACAGAGTGGGTCAGGCGGTAGAGTACATTGCCGACCGAATGACCTCTCTCCCGGAAGAGCTGGCGGCATACCGAGCGGAGAAAGGAGTAGCAGATGACCCGATCTATCTGGTTCCCTACAACCCCTCGTCCGTTGTGGTGTCTGCAAAAACCGATTGGGCTATGGGGGACACGCCCACGCAATCGCTTGTGGCTGCGTTCCTCAACAACCTCACGGTTCTTCGGAAACAGCTCACCCTTCCTTCGGATGCTCCGGCTGTTCCGGCCACCTTAGACAACCTGACCTTTCAGGTCGCCAATAACATTGAATATCTGCTATATGTCATCGACACGGCCCTGACCGAAGTGGAAACGGAGCTGTATTCGAAGATCGACCGCACCGTGGCCGCTTTCCAGTACGCCAATCTGTGCAATAGCGGAGATTAAAGGAGGATAACATGAAAGATACTGTCATCAAGGGAACGGGGACTTCCCGAAAGCTAAAGGCTCCGGCCACAATGCCGGAAACCTTTGACGAGTGGCGCAGTCAGCTTTTGGCTGGTACCGCCACCGTGGACATTTCGCTGAACCCCGCTGGGTGTGATGTGGTCGGCACCGCACTGACCAAGGAAACGCTGCTGAAAGACGCTACGAAGACCGCACTGGAACTGAGCCAGTCCGACCCCACGGTGGATGACGCTCTGTACGCTCTCAGCCAGAAGGGTTCTCCTGCCGAGGTTCATGTGATTGCCGACAATGGCACCCAGGTCACCATGACCAAGGGCGGTAAGACCCTGACCGCTATGGTGTCCGGGGGCGAAGCGGTTCTCTATCCTACGGAGCTGGGAGAGTGGACAATCAAGTACACCTTCGATAGCTCCCAGAAGACCAAACAGTGGAAGTTGGAGGTCATCGGCATCGTCTATGTCTATCCCTTTACGATTGGGGACAACCTGAACGACACGGATTGGGCAGACATTGACATTTGTGGCCGTCTGGGCATGGCCCAGCAGTTCTTCAAGGTGGGCGACTCGAAGACCGTCAATATCGGCGGAACCAATTATGAGGTGCAGATCATCGGCTTCAACCATGACGATAAGGTGTCTGGCGGTAAAGCCGCTTATTCTTTCCAGCTTGTGGACTGCCTGAACCAGACCCAGCAGATGAACACCAGCAATACCAATACTGGCGGCTGGAACGGCTCTGCCATGAGAGGCAGAATGTCCACCTACAAGAGCCAGCTCCCGGCAGCTCTTCGCAATGTCATCAAGACCGTCAAGAAGAAGTCCGGCACCGGTGGAGGCTCTTCCTCTGGAACCCAGCAGACCAATGATGACCTCTTCCTCCTGTCCGAGATTGAGATTTTTGGCACTACCACTTACTCGGTCGCCGGTGAGGGTACGCAGTACGAATGGTACAAGGCCGGTAACAGCCGGATTAAGAAGGTCAATGGTTCTGCGAACGGCTGGTGGGAGCGGTCGCCTAGTTCCGGCTACACCAGCATTTTCTGCCTTGTGGACAGTTCGGGCAGCGCCAACAATGACGGCGCCAACAACAGTAGTGGCGTGTCCTTCGGCTTCTGCGTTTAATCCAATATCTGTATAATCCCGCCCCGGAAGGGGCGGCGTAGGAGGGTAAATCATGTCAGTCATCAAGGCCATGCGTGGCGAGAGTACCATGCAGTTTGTAGATACCGCAAGGAAGTTGGAAGCGCACACCTTCTCGGTGGTCACCAAAGCTCCCAAGCGGTACGGCCCCTATCTCCTTTACAAGCTCATGGCTCTCGCCACCACGGTTCATGACGAGGTTCGGGCAGCGAACAATATCTATCCGAAGAACCAGCATGAGGCTCAGATGCGCCGGGACTGCCTGACGAGAGCCAACATTGCCCTCCAAAATCTCAGTCCGAAGCTGACCTTGCTCTACGATGCTATTCTTCAAAACCCTGAGAAATGCCCCTGGATTGACCATGCCATGCAGGAGTTCGGGGAATACATCGTAGAGGAAGCGAAGCTGATCGCCAAAGTGAAGAAAGCTGACAACGAGAGGTTCAAGAGCCTCCCGGCGTGAGTTTTCAGATATGGGTCAAGTCCTGTAATCCTTGCTTGTTCTGCGAACGGCTGGTGGGAGCGGTCGCCTAATTCCGGCAACACCAACAATTTCTGCAATGTGAACAGTTCGGGCAACGCCAACAATAACAACGCCAACAACAGTAATGGCGTGTCCTTCGGACTCTGCAACTTCGTATAGGTCAGTCGTAGTAGCCCCTTTGGGTGAAATCAGAACCTTTTGCAGAGGGAGGACTTGTACCCTGCCGAAAGGCTAAAACATCCGGGCATATCGCCTGAAATATGCCCATTCCGGCAACGGGAGTTTCCGATGTGGTCAGCCGGACGCTGCTTGCATGGTGAGCGATTGTACGGTAGCTCATTTCATGGCTGGTACCACTATGCAGTTATAACCCGTACCCTACAACAAGACTGTACGGAGGGAACCCTTTTTATGACAAGCGAGGAACGGAGAGAAATCCGTTATCAACGCAGGAAAGCGAAAAGGGACGAGGCCCGACTTAAACGAAGCATGGCCTGTGGTGATTTCGATGAAGTCTTTTCGTTCCGGCATCTATATCTCTCAGCGAAAAAGTGTTGTAAAGGAGTGTATTGGAAAAGTTCGACTCAGCGGTATATCGGTGATCTGATACCGAATGTGGCCCTCACCCTATTGTCCCTGAAAAACGGCACTTTCATTCACCGAGGGTTCCATGAGTTTTACATCATGGAGCGAGGGAAGAAACGGCACATCCGGTCTGTCCACATCTCGGAGCGGACGGTTCAGAAGTGCCTATGTGACTACTGCATTGTTCCGATCTACTCCGCCTCTTTCATCTACGACAATTCCGCCAGCCTGAAACACCGGGGAATGGACTTCGCTCTGCGGCGCATGGTCTATCACCTGGAACGACACTTCCGCAAACACGGCCTGAGCGGCGGCATCCTGATATACGACTTCAAGAGCTTCTTCGATGACGCTCCCCATGCCCCGCTGCTGCGGGAAGCGGAACGGCGGCTCCACGATGACCGTGTTCGGGAATTGCACAACAGCTTTATCGCAGACTTCGGCCCCGTGGGCCTCGGCCTGGGCAGTCAGATCAGCCAGACAAACGCTCTGTTGTTGCCGAGTCCGGTTGACCACTATTTCAAAGAAGTCCTGGGAATTGAAGGATATGCCCGGTACATGGATGACGGCTATGCCATTCACGAAGACCTGGACTACCTGAAAGGTGAATGTATGCTCGGGCTGGAAGAGGTCACACGGCATCTGGGACTGCGGCTCAACTGGAAGAAGACCCGGGTAATTCCTCTGGCCGATTTCTACCGGTGGTTGAAGACCAAGTTCATCATCACCCCGCAAGGTAAGGTGATTTTGAAGATGAACCCTCATTCCACCAAGCTCATTCGGCGCAAGCTCCGCTCCTTCCACGGGAAGGTCGAACGAGGTGAAATGGCTCTGTCGGACATCCGCAATTCCATTGACAGCTACCACGGACACATGAAGCGAGGCAACAGCTTCAAGGTGAGAGAGCGCACCAATCAGTATTTCAAATCCATGTTTGGCTTCTATCCGAATAAGAAAGGTTGGGAAAGCAATGTATCGAATGTTCAAAGGCGAAGATATTCTGGCTACGGTCACGAACCCGGTCTGGGTCAGAAAGCAGGATAACGGCTGCTATGGCCTCTGCAACGAGCAGGAGGCCCAGGGTGTGGTCGTGGAGGGTACCGTGTACCATCTGGCCGGTAGGGATGCTCTGGACGGCGTGGAGAGCATTGAGATGACCGAGATCAGCGAGGTCACCTACCAGAAGGAGCAGGAGGCCATTCTTCAAAGAAAGGCCGACCAGGAGGAAGTGGACGCTATTGCGACGGCGATTGAAAGGGGGCTTGCGCTGTGATGAATAAGAAGATGTTGGATGCTCTGGCAAGTGCAATCTATGTGTCGAAGCTGAGTCTGGCCGGTGAGGCCGTCAAGGAAGATGACCAGAAGATCAGGGCGGCGGGACTGTACCCTGATTGGGAGGCCGGAAACCATTCCCGGGGCGAAATCTACAATACCCACTCCGGGGGCAGTCTGGGCGGCGAGTGGGAACAGACCTGGGAGTGCTATCAGGCTTACGACAACGCCACTTACCCCGGGCTGGTTCCCGGTGACCCTTCCTGGTACACCTTCAACCGGCCCCTCCATGGCAAGACCAAGGAAACGGCCCGTCCCTTCGTTCCTGTCCAGGGAGCGCACGATATGTACCGCACCGGCGAGTACATGATCTTCACGGACGGGAAGGTGTACCGGTGCAAGCAGGACACCAACTTCTCTCCCACGGATTACGCTCAGGCATGGGAGGTACAGGAATGACAGAGGCGATTGTCGTGGCTATTATCACTGGCGGACTTGCCCTGGTCGGTACCATCTATTCCAGCAACAAAACCGCCCAGAACATGAACGCCAAACTGGATAAGCAGCAAGCGGTCACTGAAACCAAACTGGAAGACCTCACCCGGGAAGTCAGAGAACACAACAATTTCGCCAAGAGGGTTCCCGTGATGGAAGAGCAAATCAAGGTCATCAACCACCGCATTGAAGATTTGGAGGCATTTCATAAGCCCTCCACGGCGAAGAGCTGAATATTTTCAGTGGTCAATAGTGAGTTTAGTGAATGATTTTAAGGTTTTGCTATAAAGTCCTCTTAGAGAGCGTCCCTATAAGAGAGTTTATGGTAAAAATCGAAAATGAGTCACTAAACTCACCAAAATAGAAAGGAGAAATATCATGGAGATCATCAAGAAGAAGCTGGCAAATCTGCTGTCCGTCAAGAGTCTGGTGACCCTGGTTCTGACCGGCGTGTTCGCTTTCATGGCCTGTACCAACCAGATCAGCCAGGACTTCATGACCATCTATGCGGTCATCATTGCGTTCTACTTCGGTACCCAGAGCCAAAAGGCGCAGGACTTGATGGACAGCCCGGAGGGGAAGTAAGCTATGATGAAAGCAAGTGAGCTGGTCAAAAAGGCAATCGACATTGCCGAGAACCACCAGACCCTTTATATCATGGGCTGCTTCGGTGCGCCGATGACTGCCGCCAACAAGAAGAGGTACACCACCAATCATTCCTACAACAAAGCTGCGGTGAGGGTCAAGATGATTAACGCCGCTTCCGAAGACACCTTCGGGTTTGACTGCGTGAACCTTATCAAAGGCATCCTCTGGGGCTGGTCTGGGGACAAGAGCAAGAGTTACGGCGGGGCGAAGTATGCCGTTAACGGTGTACCTGACATTGGTGCTGACCGAATGATTACCACCTGCCCCGATGCGTCCGCTTCCGGCTGGGCTACCATGGAACCCGGGGAAGTGGTGTGGACTACCGGCCACATCGGCATCTACATCGGCAATGGCCTTGCGGTGGAGTGTACGCCGAAGTGGAAGAACTGTGTGCAGATCACGGCGGTGGGCAACATCGGCTCTCGGGCCGGGTACAATACCCGCACCTGGAAGAAGCATGGTCACATCCCCTATGTGGAGTATTCCGGCAAGGTGGAAGCCCCGGCTCCCGCCCCGGCCCCGGACAAGAAACCGGCCTCCCCTGGCCGGGAGGTCAAGGCTACCGGCGTAGCCACCAAGTTTGACAAGGCCCTGGCCGGAACCTACACGGTGACCGCCAGCAACGGTCTGAATGTCCGGGACGCTGCCGGTACCAACAAGGGTGTCTTAGTGTCTATCCCGAAAGGGACGAAGGTTCAGAACTACGGGTACTACACTCCCATTGGCGGCGTGAATTGGCTGTATGTCAAATTCACCTACCGGAATGTCACCTACACCGGGTTCTGTTCTGCGGCCTATCTGAAAAAGTGAGGGTGGTATCAATGAGCGGCAAGCGGGTTGCCACAAAGCCGAAGAAGAAGTTGAAGAAGCGTACTCTTTTCACGGTCTTCTCCATGTTCAATCTGTTCTGGTACACAATCGCAGTCCTGGTCGCCAATTTCCATGACCACATGATTTCCTCGGAACTGACGGTGGCATGGTTCTCTGCCTGGACGGTCGAGCTTGCCTTGCTCTTTGGTATCAAAATCAAGGACAAATCTTCTGATGAAAGTGCAGGATAATCATGCAGACCTTGAAGGACTTGACGCTGGACAAGCTGATAAATCTCTATGAGGGCGTGGTAGTCCACGACCGGAAGCAGCTCATGGAATGGGACAGGCACCGGGGGACACCCCTTTACGAGATCAAGCAGCGGACTTTGGCTCAGGACAAGATGATTTTGGGTGCGTTGAAATGCGCCCGGGAAAACGGTTTTACTGGAGAATGAAGAAAGACACCCTCTACCGTCATGGTAAAGGGTGTCTTTTTGTTTGAACGAATATCTTTCCCCATACAATGTAGGGTTCGGATATGCGCTCAATGGTGGAGGCGGGGGGAGTCGAACCCCCGTCCGAAAACGCTTCCTCGGGAACCTCTCCGGGCGCAGACGGTCATTTACATTCCCTTACCCCGGCGTAGGCCGTCAAACTACAGGGCTTGGTAGCTTCATTGTTCATGGTGCGCTCAAAGCTTTGCGCACACACGTGCACCACTAAACGACGCCCCGTTCCGGCTCGTGGTCCTTCCGGACGGGACGGTCACGGCTTAAGCCGCGACAAGCTCAACGTTATCGTTGTTCTTTAATTTATAAGCTGCCCATTTTAAGGATGATAGGCGCATCCGCCCGCTATTCCCGCCTCTACGTCCCCGTCGAAACCAGTACGCCCCCGGCTCGTCGCAAAGTCCGCTTTCTTCCGGACACCCGCCAAAGGCGGACATCCGTCAGGCCGCTCCCTTGCTCCTCACCTTCCCGGTGAACCCGCTGACGCTGGGCTTCACCGGGAGAGATGAGGTTGCAGGACATTTCTGCGTGGAATTGAGTCGTGTCGTTGAGCTCTCCTGAAAA